ATGGCGACTCAGTACCCACTGCCGCTCCGTTCTGCGGTCTTGGGCAAGCCCGCCTGCACGCGATCGAGGAACTGCTTGATCACCGGGACGTTCTGCCAAGGGGTGAACGATCGGCCGGCCTTGAAATGCTTCTGGGCGAAGTCGTAGTCGCCGTCCACTGCCGCGCGGATGGAGCCAAAGGCCGCGACCGGGGCGTTCTTGATGAGGCCGAATGTCGGGTTGCCGAAGAGCTGATCCATCTCCACCCCGCTGGACCTGGTGGGGGAGAAGAACGGGTCGATGCCGGCGCCGAGCGCGGCGTAGTCGAGCGGAATGCCGAGCACCGACGTGAACGGGGCGCGGCCCAGAACGCCCAGCGCCAGCGAGCGTCCCGACGTCATCTTGTCCAGATACTCTTGACGCTCGGCGCCCTCCTTGCCGAGAGCGTTGTAGTACACCGAACCCATGTAGCTGAGGAGGCCGGAGAACGCGCTGGTGAGGAAGTACGCCGCGGCCCGCCCGTCCTTCATGTACAGGTTGAACCCGAGCTGCTTTTCAAGAGCGCCGATCGTGAACGTGCGGAACTGGGTGACGAGTCGCGCGACCGGAGAATGCAAGACCAAGGGAATCTGCCCGACATCGACGCGCTGCACGGTGCGGCCCACGTTCTTGCGGATGGCCACAAGCCAGTCGGCCAGGACTTCGGGGTCCATCTGATCCACATTCATCGAAGTGATCCGGCCCCGCGCACCACGCGACACGACGCGGTTGATTTCATCGAGGATGTTCTGTGCACGCTCCGGGCTGAGCCCCATGGCGGCAAGCCGGAGCTTGGATGGAAGTTTGCCCGACGCGGCCATCTGCCCCCACTTCTGCACAGTCGCCGCGGCGGTCATCTTCTGGGTCCATTCGGTGACGAAGGCAAGCCCCGACGCCCGGGCACCGGCGCGGGAGATCTGCCGCAGCGCCTGCGACGCCCGCCCGGTGGCGGCGTCCAAAGCGCCGGTCTCCGAGCTGAAGTCCAGCCGGGAGACGACACGGTTGACGTATCCGTCGTTGCCGATGCCAACCACTTCGGCGATCTCGTCGAGGAGCTTGGTGCTGGCGGTGCCCGCGCCGCCGCCGGACGGACGCTGGGTCAGCGAACGCAGCATCGCGCCAATCTCGGGGATGGAGGCCGAGAGCGCGCGAATCCCGGCGTCCTGCAGGCCCACCACGGCTTCGGTCATGTTGGGGATCACGAACGAGCCGTTGCGGACGGCGGTGTTGAGGTAGCCGACGACGCGGCCCATGTTCTGCGTGCGGCTGAACCCCTGATCCATCGGGAGCCCCTGCACCATGCGAATGAGCTGTTCGGCGTACCCGACAAGCCGCGTCCGCTGAGATTCGGGGATCTCGTGGAGTTGCAGGTCGCTGTCGATCCGCTTGAGGAGGTCGGCGGCCGACGCGATGGCCTCGCCGCCCTCTTCCTGCATGGCGGTCAAAAGCTTCTTGGTGGAGGCCGCGCCAATAGCGTCTGAGGCGTAGGACCGGAACGCCTGCCGCATGTTGTTGTTCAAGAGGTCGGCCACCCGCAGCGTCGATGGGCTGCCCGGAGCTGCGCCGATGCGGCCGGCAACGTCGTCGCGCAAGGTGACGGGGAACTCGGCCAGTTCGTCCATGCCGAGCCGTGCCGACGATGATCCTGTCGAGCCTTCCTTGGGCTTGAGGATGGCGACCAGCCCCTCGACCTTCTCCGGCGCAAGCCCAAGATCCTTCGCGGCGGCCCGAACCCGGCCTTCGCGTGATGTTTCCATCGCCAGGCGTCGCCCGAGCCCGGATGTGTCGCCGAATCCGGATTGCATCCGCAGCCACACCCGGGCCGCGTCATCGGCCTGCGCGTCGGTCATCGCGAACGCATCGGCAAAGAGCGCGCCTTTGTCGAGTTTGGGGCGAGCCAGAATCGCCTTCTTCACGACGCCGACGACGTTCTGATATCCATAGAGGTTGATGGCATCGGAGATCTTGGCGTGGTCGCCCGAGCGGGTGAAGTAGCCGTTGACGCCGGGCTCGAAGTCGTCCCATCCGTCAGCGCCGGAGCGTTTGGCGATCTCGGCGGCCTTCTTGGCGTGCTTCTGCCACACGCCCGCGGCGGCTTTGAGTGCGGGATCGGCGATGGTGGACGGGTCGGCGTTGCGTGCGGCGTCCGCGGCTGCCTTCTCGAAAGCCTCGTACTGCCGGGCCCGCTTCCAAGGCACCTTGGATGGCTTGGTGAGCTCGAAGGCAGCATCCAGCTCGCGATCGAACGCACCAACCAGCCTGGACCGCTCGTAGTGGGAGTATTCGCTGATGGACTGGATGGTCGGGACAGGGCTCGTGCGCGAACCGCGCGGGAAGATGTCTTCGCCAACCAGATATGCAAATCGGTTGATAATAGGCTCGGCGATGTCCTTTTTTCCACGAACAACCAAGCCCAAAACGCGGTTGAAGAGGCCTGAGCGGAGCGGCCCGGTGGGGTTCCCGATCTCGTCGGGTGCGAGCGTCAAGTTGAGGTCCGTGGCCGCGTGCTCCTCGATCTCGCGGACAAACTTGGTGCTCTGCTTGGCGAGCCGGTCCTCGAGCATCCGCCCCTCGGTGGTGAGCACCGCGCCCGGGACGCGGCGAAGCTCGTCGAATCGCAACGCTGTCATGGCCCTTCCAGCCTGCCGCGCCGCAACACCGCCGCCGATGGCCAGGCCGAAAAGGGCGGCGTGAAAGACGTCGTCGTTGGACCGTTCGGGATCCTGCGAGTTGATGAACCCATCGACGGCGATGGTCGCCGGGATCGTCGCCAATCCACCGGCCACAAACGACGCGATGCGGCCCGCCCGTGCCGTGGCCCCAAGACCGCCGGTAGCCGCCGCTGCCGCCAGCATTCCGGGATCGAGCACCGACGCGGCAACCTCTGCCGCGGTGCCCCAGGCCCCGGCGCGGGCGAGGGTCTGTCGAGATTCAGCGAGCTGCGCAAGCCCGGATCGGATCGCCAGCGCGTCCTCGTAGCTCTCGGCCTTCTCGAACTCGGGCCAGTATTCCTGCGGGAGCCCTTCGCCCAGCGACTTCACATCCTCGGGCGTCAGTCGAAACTCCGGGTCTGACGCGGTGCCGGCGCGAAGGTACATGCGCGAAGCCGCGCCGACGGTCGTGCCAGAGTCGTACCCCGCCCGGACCACCTGCATAACGCTCGGCGCCGGCTCGGCCGCACGTCGCCCCGGCACGAACAGATCAAGCGGCGATGGCGTGCCCTGCACGTCGGCCAGAGGCGAGATTGCAAGATCGCCGTCTTGGGGAGAGGCGGGCAGATTCAGGACCGATGTTTCGATCGTGCTCAAGGCGTCCCTCCTGTGCGGCGAGCGAGTTCGGCGTCGATGATGGCAATCCGCGCGCCGATTTCGGAGCCGGTCGGGAGCCTGTTGCTTTCGGCTTGGCCCCCCGCCGCAAGCCGCTGGCGTTCGGACTGAAGCCGGGCAAGCGATCTGTTCTGGGCGCGCTGGTCCTGCATCTGGTTCTGTGCGCCAGCAATCGAAGTCGGGCTGGCCCGGACATTCGACTCCGCCGGGCGTCCGAGATTGATGAGTTCCTGTGTGGTGAACCGCGTCTGCCCGGGCACGTTGTCGCGCTCAAGGATCTGCATCGGGTTCTTTCGCACAAGCAGCCATCTCCCGTTGCCGTCGGGGACCACGGCCAGTTCGTCGGGGTCGGTGACTTCGGGGCCGTCGCCGTCGGGATCAATGCTGACGCTCTGGCTGACGTACCTGCGGGCCAGCGCGTCGGTCGCTCGCTCCATCGTGCCGACGTCGATGCCGTGGCGCGACAGGTCCATCCACACCCCGCGCACCGGCTGGTGGTCCTCCTGGAACGTGGAGATCGCCCGCGCAATGGCCTGTTCTTGGGTCACGCCGTCAAGGGCCCGGAAGAACTCGGCCCGCTTCTGGATGACGCTGACGACTTCGGCGCGGTTGCTCGCGTTGCTGATGTCGGTGGACCACATCGACGCTGCGGCTTCGACGGCCGTGGCGACGGTGGCCGGGCCGATCTCTGAGCGGCCGCTGCCGATGGCGTTCCATGCGTTGCGGTCGAGCGCTGTGGCTGCCGCGACCGCAAGGCGAGAGACGTACTGATCCTCGGCCTCATTCTCGCGGCGGCGGTAGGTCCCCGTCTCGGTCAGGAGGTCGACCGCCTCGTAGAAGGACCGGGCCGTGTCGTCGGTCACGGCGATGGCCGCGGCCCGCCCGTCGGCCTGCTTCAACGTCGTGTACTCGCGGATGGCGGTGATCAGGGCCGGCGACGGAGGCTCGGCCTTGGTGGGGTTGCTGAGGCGGTCGGGGATGAGCCGGGGGATGCTCGCCAGCGTGTCGGCCCCATTGAGGAGTGCCTTGAGCTGCGTCGGTGCCTGCTTGTTGCGCAGGATCATGTCCGCCACCCGGGTCGGGGCGACCTGCGGGCCAAGCGTGCGCACGCGGTCGTACTCCGCATCCAGCGCCCGCTGGTCCATCTTCTTCATCTCGGCGTCGTTGAGCGTGAACGTGGTCCCGTCGCTGAGCGTGGTTTCGTACTGCTCGCCGGTCGCTTCGCGCATCCACAACGCGCCCTTTCGCACACGTTGGGTCGCGTCGGCGATGTATGACGAACGGATCTGCTGCTGCGCGGACAGATCGGAGAGCTTCGCGGCGTCCTTCTCGCGCTGGGATCGGGCCTGCGCCACCTCGTCACGCCACCTTTTGACCTGCTCGTCTCCAGCGCCGTGTTTCTGCTGGATCTGAAGGAGCTGCAGGTCGGCCTCCTCGGGGGCAAGCTGCCCGCCGTCAACAGCCATGACCACCGACGCGGATTCGTTGTCGAACATCTGCGTCCGCTGGATCTGGTCGGCGCGGCGGTTCTGGTCGCTGGCGCGGCGGGCCCTGGCCACCATGTCCTCGGGCACGTCGCCGATCACCGAGAGGGCCGAATCGATCGCCTCTGGCTTGCCCAGTGCCGCGGCCGCGTCCAAACGGCGCTCCTGCAGCGTCCGGCGCAGTGCATCGCGGGCCGCGCCCGGATTGACCTGAGCCAGAGACTCGAGGGCGGTTTCAAACGACTCGGGGGAGTCGATGGCGATCGCCCCGTCAAGAAGGGCCGCGGTGGACGCCTTGCTCGCCTCGGCGCGCAGGGAACGCGAGCGGTCAAGCAAAGCCGAAAGCAGTGCGGGCTTCACACGCTCGGATGCTCCGCGCAGCGCGTGCACGTTGTCGAGCCCGCTGGTGATCGTCGGTACGATCTCCTCGACCCGGGCTGTGGCCTCCTCAGGGCTGAGGACTTCGTTGCTCTTGGCGATGGCGTCAAGGGCGAGAGGCAAACGCTCCTCGGCCGTCCGAACGCCGACACCCATCATGGCGCGCGACTCGGTGCGGGCGTCATCGACCTGCCGGTTGGCCTGCCGCAGCACACTGTTGCCCAAGTGTGAGGCGATCCCCCCCACCGATCCCAAGGCCCGCAGAAGCTCGTCGGCCTGCCGGACGCTGGTGCTCACCTCGGGCGGCGCGGCGATGATGCCGGGAGCGCCGGGGCTGGTGAACACACCAAGCTCGGGCATCCCCGCCGCACGGTTGCGTTGGAAGCTGCTCATTGGTCACTCCCCAGCCTGATGGCCGCAGCCTTCTTCCTCTGCTCTTCGGCGTCTTGGAAGGCCCCGATACCCTCGCCAAGCTGCAAGCCCGCCAAACCGCCCTGAATGCCCCCAGAAAGCCCGCTGGTAAACAGATCCTCACGCTGGTTGTTGAGCCCCACGATGACGCTGCGGAGCTCGCTGTCGAGCCGAAGCTGGTCGAGGATGCTCGACGACTGCACGTTGGTCAGGTTGGTGCCCGCGTCGATTTCGACCTGGTCGAGCTGCGAGCCGAAGTCGTCCACCGAGAAGCCCGTCTCGCCCGCGGCCGCAGCGACGGCCCCGCGCACACGCTCCTGCCGGCGGATGATCTCGGTCTTCTGAGCGTCGGCCCGCGCCGCGTTCTGGGTGCTCGCGACCCTTGCCGAAGCCTCCTGCGCGGACTTGGCCCGCTTGATCGCCTGGTTCTTCTTCTGCGCGCCGAGAAGGCTGACGCCCGCGCCAGCCAAAGCTCCGGCGGCGGACAGGCCCAACACAAGTGCGGGGACTGGAGGCATTATGAACCCCTCCTGCTGGGTGCGGTGATGCCCGTCGGGTTGATCGCCACGTCGTATTCGATGGTGCTGATTCCAAGGGGATGCGGCGTCGCACTCGAAAGCGTCAACACCACAAGGTCGGACGATCCTGACGCGCTGGTCTGAAGCGTGCCGAACGCCTCGGGCGCGTTCCCTGCCGGGATCGTGAATGTCTTGGTCTGTGCGGTCGCCACACCCGCCGTCGTCATCGTCAGCGTGTAGGTGCCCGCCTCGTGGTGGTTGATGCCGATGCGCTCCAGCGTGAGCGGATCCTTCGCCAAGCTCGATGGGTCGAGTGCCGCGACCGGGCGCGTGAACGTCGCGTTGGCCGTAAAGAACCGGCCCAGCACGCACGCACCGGCGCTGTAGTTGCCGCTGGCCGTGACCGTCGTGGCCCCGTAGCCGCCGATGCTGAAAGAGTCTCCGCTGGTCGAGGTGAACGCCGGGCCCTTGACGACCGTGTTGAGCGTGCTGCCCGTCGCCCGGAAGCCTGACGGGAGCGTCCACGTCGTCGTCCCCGCCGAGTGCGTGCCCGTCAGCGTTACACGCCGATCAAGATGCACCGGATACTTCCACGTCCCGCCGCTGGTCGAGGCCGCCTGCGGTCCAAGGGGCAAGGTCTCGATGACGTAGCTGCCAGTGCAAAGCTGCGCGTACCCGCCGACGGTGATGTTCACGCGGCTGGTGAGCCCTGCGTCGGTGAAGATGTTGAGCGTGTTGGCGTCGATGACATCGACGTAGAACGTGCCATCAAGACTCGGCGTCGTCGTGCTGCGACGGAACACCACGGGGTTGCCGTCGGAGAGGCCGTGGTTGTTGACCGTGATCGTCAGATTGCCGGTGGGGATGGTGAAGGGCGCGACGTTCTCGACAAGCATCCGAAGGTCGCTCCCGGTGAAGACGATGTCGCAGATCCGATACCCGCCGTCGAACGTCGCCGTCGTCCACGCGCTGAAGGCCCTGCGGTTCGTGCTGGCGACGGTCTCACTGAGCAAGAAGCCGTTGAGGTAGAGCGTCGCGTCGTCGGTCGGCAGCACCACCACGAAGCTGTCGCCGACGGCCAGACTGCGGCAAGTGGTCGGGAGAAGCCGCGGGACAGGGAGCGACACGTCGCTGGCCTGGCTCGAGACTTGGGCGTCGTTGTACGCGTACTCGCGCAGGCGTCCGAAGTCGCCCGCCGGTGCCACGAAGTAGATGCACGTCGATGAACGAAGCGGGCGAGCCTGCACGATCTTGATCGTGGTGGACTGTGTGACCGACGCCGTGCTCGGGGTGAACGCGCCGGCACTGGACACTTCGGCCTGCAGCGCCCCCGTGGTGAAGACCACCAAGGACTGCCCGAAAGGTTCGATAAAGTCGATGGCCGCGTTGTCCGAGCCCGGGAGCGAGCGGTCAAAGGGATCGTCATCGACGGCGTTGTCGTAGGCCTTCTCGTAGAACGCCGTGTACTCGCCGGTGCGTGAAAAGCTCATCACACCCGACTCGCCCGCGTACACCCGGCGGTCCTTGTAATGGGCCACGTCGCGGATCTTCTTGCCCGCGATGCGGGGGCCCGGGTTGTTGGTCTGGTCGCCGGTGGGGCGCTCGATGAACGTGTCGGCGCTGGCGGTGAACGTCGTCTGATTGGTCCGCACAAGCTTCTGCGGCATGGTCGCGGCGTCGATGACGGCCGAGTTCTGCCCCGGGGCCGCCACGCTTGTCCACCTGGACTCTGCGGTGGGCCCGTCATCCTCGCCAGAGGGGACCGAACCCGTGCCACCGAAGAGCTGCATGCCCGTCGGGTAGAAGGGCCTGGTCGATGCCGTCAGGTCGCCGTTGGAACCGATGGTGCCCACGGGAGTCGTCGGCGCATAGACCATCGCGCCGGTGCCACGGAAGGGCCCGGTGATCTGGAAGTTGCCGCCGGATGCCTGTGCCACCCACGCCACGCACGCCGTCGCGGCACCAGCCTGTCGAATGGCCGTCTGGAGCTTCAAGGCGATCTGGTCCATGTTCACGATGCGGCCTTGGGCCACGTCGTCATGGATGTCGATGACGGCGTTGGTTTCGACGCCGATGCGGCACACGTTCGTCTCGCCGTAGGTCGCGTCGGTGGAGTCTGCTGCGGTGTCGGAGTTGTTTGATCCCGGGCCGCCGACGATGACGATGGCGTCGTTACTCGTGCGGCTGGAGATCGCGTACCACCCCGCCGAGAAGCCCGTGCCGGCGCTGATGTAGATCATGTCGCCGGGCTTGTAGGTGTAGGACGTGAACGCTCCGGTTTTGGTGATCGTCCCGGTGGCGGTCGTGAAAGTCGCGGCGGTGAACCCCGCCAGTGCCACGCGGCGGAACGCGACTCGAAGCCCGCACGGGTAGTAGTTCGTGTCGTCCCAATACCCGTTGTGGATCGTCCACGGCGTCGTCAACGTCGGGAAGTTGATGTGCGAGTAGGTGACGCCGCTGACGTTGTACTTGAAGAAGCCCGCCCGCCCGCGCGAGGAGTCGTCGGTGGACCGGACATAGATGCCGTCCGATCCGCTGAAGCTCACCACCGCGTCGTAGTCGAATCGCGTGCGGCTGACGTTGTAGCTGGCGCTGGCCTTGAGCGCCGTCGCCTTGGTGCAATTGATGAGGAGGGCGTAGTCCTCGACCCGGCGCAGGCGAAGGTTCTGGCCCGATGCCGAGTTGAGGGCCGCGTAGATGTTCGCCGCGTCCGACCCGCCGAAGCCGTTCACCGTGCATTCGGCCGCGCCGTCGCGGAACACGCGCAGGATCGGGCTGCCCCCGCCGGTGCCGAAGACCACAAGGTAGCTGTCGCCGTCGGCGCTCCATGGCGTGAGCCGCACGTCGGCGTTGCCCGCCATGGTGAACGCACGCTCGAAGAGTGTCCCCGGGCGCTTGCGCAGGCCGAAGCCGGGCTCGCACACGAAGTTCTCCGCAGCCTCCACGAAACGCTGCGGGCGCAGGTTCGGCGGCTGCTGCGACACCCCGCCGTCAAGGGCCGGGGTTGTGAGTGGGTAGCGCATGGGTTACCGGGCCTGCCTCGGGCCGATGCCGGGGTCGCCGGCGGGATTGACGATGGTGGACGCACGGCTCTCTGCGGCACGCTCCACGCCGCGGGCGTCGCGCTGACGGTCGGCGGTGAGCTGCTGGATCTTGAGCTCGTCGGGGGTGCGCTCGCTGGCGAACTTGAGGACCGACTCGCCGATGATCGCCATCTTGACCTCGGGGGCGATGGCCTCGAACCACGCCGTCCACGCCGCCGTGTCGTCGGCCGCGCCGGTGTTGAAGACCGGGCCGCAGCACACATCCAAGTTGATGACTTCGCTGGCCGCGAATGTGACCGACGTGCCGAACTCGGTGACAAGCCCGGTGCCGTCCATCTTGAACGCGCGATGCTTGTACCGCCCGCTGCCGCGCACGCCCATCGCCATGTTGAACGTGACGCCGCTGGGGACCGTCGCCGACGACGTGCGGATATTCAGCGTCGCCGGAGCGCCGCCGATGGTGTAGGTGACGTGCTCGGCGTAGGTGCCCTCGTTCCAGCTCGTGAAGTAGTCGAGGGCCTTGTTCATCAGGAAGCGGAAGACGATGTTGGCGATGCCCGTCCCGCTGTAGGACAGATCCGCCGTAGCAACTTCGGGTTGGCCGATCGCGCGAAGATGGCGGTTGACGGCTTCAACCAGGCTCATGCCTGACATCGTGGGTGCTGTTGCGGCCATGGGATTACCTCGTGTGGTTCAAAGACTCAGGCGGGTTCTGCGATGATTTCGACGTCGACGTCAAGAGCGCCGCCGGCGGCGTTCGGGTTGATGAGCTGCACGCCAAGGGCCTCGTCCTTCGCGAGGACCAATCCGTTGCATCCGTTCCAAGAGCCGCCGTCGGCATGGAACGGGCCTCCGGAGAGATCGACGCCGCCGGTGATGCTGGCGCCCTGCGCCTTGGTGTGCCATTTGGCGCTGAAGCAGACGGAGTTCTGGTCGCGGGTCGAGTCCTTGGACACCGTGAGCGATGTCCCCGAGCCCGCCGACGCCGTGCCTCGGCTGACGCGAGCCTTGAGCACGCTGGTCATGCTGGTGAGCCCGTGGCCCCCGACGCGGACGCCGGTGATGCGGATGTCGTTGGTCGCCACCATGGTCAAGGCCATGTGCCCCGTCTCGCCCTGCGCGACATTGACGCTGATAAAAGTTCTTGATGCCACTTGTGCTCCTTCGTCAAAAGCTGTCCACGACGCCACTTCCGCCCAAGCCGAGCGACGGATTGCCGTATCCCATCGTGAATGAATTTGCGACGTTGCCCTTGGTGCCGCCGCCAGGCCCTCCACCGCCGCCGCTGCTTGGCGCTCTGGTGAACGAGAAGGTATTGGCGAATCCGAATGTGGCGACGGTTGCCGGGCTGCTCTGGATCGTGCTCTCGATGGGGAGCCACGCGCTGTTGAGCACCGGGGGCGGTTCTGTCGAACCCGATCCGTCCGTGCCCCCGATGTCGAGAGAACTCACGATGCCGCTGTACCCGCACGGCACCTTGGTGATGTCGGCGCTGTAGCCGCTCAGTGATGTGATGCTCATGGCGTGCTCAGTTGAACGGAGCAACCCAGTTGTTGTACTCGGTGCGGAAGCCGCGCATGATGAGGCGGTCGTCGTCGTTGCCGCCGCGCACGTCGTTCATGCGGGCGTTGAAGCGATTGGCCGCAGCCTTTGTCCGCATGATCTCGTCGTCGATCATCCGGTACGAAAGCCGGTTGGTCTGCTGGTTCGTGTAGTTGAGGAGACGCATCGCGGCCTTGGCGACGATGTGCTCGGCGATGTCCTGCGGGATGCACTCGATCTTGAAGCGAAGGACGTACTGGTAGTAGAGCGTCACGCTGATGATGTCGGTGTTGTTCTCGCGGTCGTACATGAGCCCGCCGACCTGCACGAGGTCACGGGATTCGGACTTGCCGCAAGTGTCGATCGTGATGCACCCGTCGGGAAGGAACACACGGCCGTTGGTCGCGGCCCCGACGACGCCGCTGGCGACGTCCGTCGCGTTCAGTACGTCCGTGAGCACGATGAAGTTGCCGCTGGTATCAACCTGCGTGACGATCGACGTGCCCGTGATGCCCGCGGTGAACGTGAACGACTGGCCCGCCGCGGCCTGCGTGAAGGCCCCCGCCTGCGTGACGCGCTTGGTTGCGGCCGTCCACGCGCCGTTGGTGACGGCCGGGAGTGTCGGGGCGATCTGGACATTCGTGCGGGTGTTGTACTTCCACCCGTTGCCGGCGCGGCCCTGAATGGTGATGTCCTCCTCGTCGAGGATCGTCTCGGCGCGGCCGGTGGTAGACACCCCGCCTGTGGCAAGCGCCGGGGGGACGGCGAGCCCGCACAGTTCGAACATCCGCTGCACCGCAGAGAGTTTGGTCATGGCTTGGCTCAGGAGCTGAGTTCGACGGTGGCGTTGACGCTCGTGGAGGTGCCCTTGGCGAAGTCGATGATGAGGTGCGACGCGCTCATGAGTTCGGTGATGGCAAGATGCGCGATGGTGTTGTCGGCGGGCGAGTACGCCACCGGGACATCGACCTTGTACGCCGCGCAGAGGTTGGACCACTCGGCGTTGACGGTGAACGCCAGCGTGTCACAGAAGAGCGACGCGGCCGGGACGGGCGACAGTGCGTTGCCGGTCTTGGTGCCAACGGTGCCCGCGACATCGCCGATGAGCGAGACGAAGAGCGCCGAGCCAGAGGGCTTGGCGATACCCAGCCGAGACGTGAGCGTGTTGTTGTCCGCGCCCGAGACGAAGTACCGAATGAGGGCCGCCATGAAGTTGGCCGAGCCCGCAGCCTCGTTGGCGGGGATCTCTCGCAGGGGGATGACGGCGTAGGACGCCTCAAGCTGCGCGAGGGTGTAGTGGCCCTGGGCGAGCGTCAAGGCCGACGCCGTGCTGTTGGTGGACAGGGCGGCCTTGTCGCCGACGGTGACAGACGCGCGATGGGTGGTGTCGTTCATGGGAGTTCCTTTACTGACGGACTCGGGGACGATCGAGCCTTGCCTTTGCGTACGCCTCTTGCTGTGCCGTTGACAAGGCCGCCGCAGCAAGTCGTTCGAACGATGTGTTCTCCTCAAGGTGAACACAGTCGATGGCGCATCCGGTCACGGACGAACCCGAACCGCTGTCGCACGCATCGGGGAGCTGCCACGGGCCAGACCCGGACGCGACGGCGTAGACGCCCGGGGTGACGTTGGTTCCCGACTCAATGCGGATGTGGGTGGGATTGATCGTCGCCGGCCCCGTGAGGGTGGCGGTCAACAGTCCGGTGCCGTTGGTTGTCGCGCCGGTGAACCTCGCGGTCTTTCCGCACGCCAGATAGGGCTGCGCCTGCGGAAGAGCCGAGCCAAGGCCGTTGGTCGCGGCCGTTCCATACGACGCACCGCTGAAGGCACTGACGCCGGTGTCTGTCAGTTCCTCGAAAGAGACAACCGTGGAGAGGTCGCCGAAGCAAACGTAACTTGGGCGCTCCTGTGCCAGCTCGTCCATCGCGGCGCGGTAGGTGGCGGCCGTGATCTCGTTGGCGTCGTCAACGGCTCCGCGCGGGTAGTCGCCCACAAGCACGAAGATCAATCGCACGTTGGCAGCATCACACGCGGCCTTGACCTCGCTGGCGATGACGCCCATGTTGTACTTGATGACGGCCTTGGACGTGGCTGCTCCGGCGGGTGCTCCAGCGAGCTTTGATCCCTCACCAAGGTCGTTCATGCCGCCCGAATACCACAGCACCAGAATCTTCTGGCCGGTCTGAAGCTCGGGAATGGTGCCCGCCACGTCGGTCATGCTCGAATCTGGAATCGTGCTGAGCGCCAGCGCCATGTCGTAGCTGGATTGCCCGCCGGCAGCGTAAAGCACGCTGACCGACGCACCTGCGGTTCGCCCTGGGCGAGAGACGCGAAGCCACGGCCAGAAGACGCCGGTTGCGGTCACGTTTCCCGACGGAACGCGGAACTCGATGCCGCTGGAGTTCATCAGGCGGCCCGTCGACGCAGCGGTCAGAACCGCGTCCATCCGCGCCAGCGTAGTGGTGGGGGCGAAGTTCCCGCTCGTGATGCTCGATCCATTGGCGAGCCAGATCCACGGGATGTTGCCAGCGCCCACGCGCGATGCCCAGACGTGACCCGTCAGCGCGGCATCGTTGCCGAGCGGGGAGCCGCGTTCTGCCACGATGCCCAGCGCGTCATTGCCATCGAAAACCGCGCCAGATGCGAGCTTGGCGTAGCCGTAGGTGACGCCCGCCGTGTTGTGGGTGGCGACGGTCGATTCGGAGAATGTAAATGTGTTGGATGTGGCGTTGGTACACGTGAACGTCGTGTTCCACGCTGTGACGGGCGTGCCCCGCAACGTCAGGCTGGACGTGCCCGCCGGGAGGCCGTGGTTGCCGATCGTCGTCACCGTGACGGTCGTGCCGTTGCCGACGATTGAGGAGATCCCAAGGTTGCGGATGCCGTCGAACCAGAGCGGTTCATTGGGGGCGAAGTTGACGAGCGTGCGCGTGTCCCACTTGGCGAGGTTGTCTGCCTGAAGGTTGGCGATGTCCGCCGACTCCATGTTGCGGAGCGAGAATCCGTGCGCGCGGGAGTTGGACCGGATCTGCGTGCGGCCCGAGTCTGCCGTGCTGCTGCGGACGGCTCGGTATCCCACGCTGACGCCAGAACCGCCAGCGACAGGATCGGAACCCAGCGAACCGTGCTCGCCGGCAGACATCAGCCCCGTGGCGTAGATCTTGATGCCCATGCCGATGAGGGCCTGGGTGAGTCCGTGATCCCAGCCGAGCGACTGGTAGACGCCGCGCGAGTCTGAAATGACGGCGAAGTCGATTCGCCGCGTGTAGGCGAGCGTCAGTGCATCAGCCAGAAGATGCGGGTTCCTCCACGTCATGCTCAGCTCCCCTTCTCTTTGTTCGCTTCAAGCCAACCAAGCAGCCGGTCGAGCTTGCTGCGGATGTCGTTCAAGTCGCCCTCGAACCGCCCGAAGGCGTTCGCGGTTTCAACCCGGAACTGCTCTGCCTTGCGTTCGGCGTCGGCCTTGAACGCCTCGAAGTCGTGCCGCATCCGGTCCAGCTTCTCGCTGAAGACGGCGTTGCTTACCCAGAGGGTGCCCGCGCCAATCACAACGCTCGATGCCACGGCCACGGCGACGCCCGCAGCAATCTCGATCAAGGCGGCCTCTGCAAGAATCTGCATCATCACTTCGTCACCTCCGCAGACTTGGCCGCGAGTACCGGAGCGAGCGCCGCGGCGAGGAGCTTGCCGAGCTGGTCCTCAGCCTTGCCCGCGTCGTAGTTCGCGTCGATGACCTTCTGGTGCTCTTCACGATCCTTCCAGCCGATCGCCTCGCCTTTGGCCTTGCCCGTGGACCTGCCGATGCCGAAGGCCCCCAGACCGGCTGTAATGGCCGCAAGGACAAGCCCGCCGCCGGGGATGGAATTGGCCGCACCCTGAGCGGCCGGGCCGAGGATGTTCACCGCTGCGGTGAACGCGGCGTTCTGGCGTTCAATTGCCTCGATGCGAGCCGCGGCGGCGCGGTTCAAACTGTCAACCTGTGCTTGACGGTTCGCCACGAACGCGGCAAGAGCCTGTTCACGGGAGAGCCCCTTGTCGGAAAGCTCGTCGGCGATGGCCTGAATCTGGGCGTCGGTGGCGTTCTTCAAGTCCGCGATCTGCCGATTCGCATCGCGCTGGGCCTTCGCCAATTCAAGAGCCACCCGCTTCTGCTCGGACTCGACCTCGCGCGTCTTGGCGTCGATCTCGGCCTTCGTCTCGGCGACGATCTTCGCCTTCTCGGTCTCGCCCCCGTCAAGGAGGGCACATCCCGACAGGAACACCAGGCACGCGGCCAAAGCCGCCATGATCACACTTCGCATGGCCAACCTCCTCAATGCAAAAAAACACCCCCGACCAACAAAGGCCGGGGGCGTCTATCGATCCTTTCAGTGGGACTTAGTTGTCGCCGAAGACGGTCACAACCAGGTCGATCGTGCCGCTGACCGTCAGGGTCGTCGTCGCCGTGATGCCAGCATCCGGCGTGGCGAAGTTGAGGTAGATCTCCTTGGCCGTGGTCGTTCCGTCGAACGCCTTGCCGGGGACATCAAGATTCATGACCGCCAGAATCTCGTTGATCTTCGCGCCAACGTCCGCGAAGTTGTTCTCGACCGCCGTCTCGCTGTACGACGCGGTGCAGTCCTGAAGGGTGTTGTTGGCCGTGCCGACCGCCGACACGTCGAGAACCGTGATGGCGTTGATCGCCGTCTCAGTGTTGAACGTGCCAGCGCTCGACGACAGGGTGCAGGCCGTGGACGGGAGGATGTCGGCCTCGGTGGTCGTCAGCGTCGCGTTGGCATTCGACGCCGCCGTGGTGCCGAGCGCCGCGACGATCGCGGACGTCGCCGTGAGGCCCGAGCCGCCCGCAAGGGTCAGGTTCGGGATCGCGGCCTGCACGCGCACGAACCCCTGCGGGAACGTGCCGAGCTTGAGCGAGCCATTGCCGCCGTTGGCCCCGTTGTCGGTCATGGCGATGCCGACGCTGGTGAGCGTGTACCGCAAGCGGTAGGTCACGCCCAATCGCTGCTCGGACGCCAGCGTGCCCGACGCGGCCGTGCCGGGGGTGATGTAGTCGGCGTGCCCTTCGAGCACAAGCGGGCCGACGTTCTGCTTGATGGCGATTTCGTTGCCGGGGCCAAGCACCTGCAAGATCGCAGCGGCCGCCCCAAGATTTGCGGAACTGGACATGGTGATTCCTTCTCGGCCCTCTCAAGGGCCGTGTGGTTCGTGCGTGTGTTGATGAACGTCGATCAGATCGAGACGTAGTCGCCGTTGGTGGAGTCGGTCGTGGTGGCGTAATCGCTGGTGTGGAGGTAGATCTCGCCGCAGTGTTCGGGCTGCATCCACTTGATGCCGCTGAACGTCACCGCGCCGGCGTAGGTGGTGCGGGTCTTGTCGTCGTAGGTCGGCCCGATCGACTCAATGCTGTTGGCCTCCTTGATGCCCACGGCCGTCGGGCCCGTGGCGAGGAGGAAGATCGACTTGGACACGTTGGCGTTGTACTGCGTCTCGTCGTCGGTGATGACACCGGCCGAGCCGCCCTGGGGCGTGTAGAGCGAGGGCATGAAGTTGGTCGGGATGATCATGAAGTTTTCGACGATGTTCACCATGCGGGTGAAGATGCGACCATTCACCTCGGTCGAATACTCCATGCTGCTGAGGGTGTTGTCGGCGGCCAGAACGCGCGCCGTGGTTGGCGTGCAAAAAGCCTTCCACATGCCGTTGGGATTCTGGTCGATGGCCTGAAAGCCAAGAGCGGCGTTGGCGAGAAGAGCCTGGAGCGCGCGCGATCCGGTAGCAGACATGGGGAACTCGGTGGCGAACACCGAGCCGTTCTGCCGCACGCGGACGCCACCCTTGAACGAGTACGCGGTCGAGGTGGGACGGGCCAACCGACGGGCACCCAGCGCGATGTGCGTCAGGCTGCGGCGCACGCGACGACGGGCGAGCGCGTACGCGGATTCCCGGGCGATCGACGGGAGCTTGTTGATGTGCGAACGGAAGTCCTCGACGCGCGGGATCAAGACAACAGACTCGACTTCCTTCGCGTCGTAGTTGATCTCACGCTCCATCGCGGGGAGCGTCTGACCGCCGACGGGCGAGCCGTCATCGCGCAGACGATCCTGGAGCTGGCCGACGAACGGCACGGTGTTGGTCTGCGAGCCCGGGCCGCCGAAGCGGTAGGTCACGCCTTCAAGAATGTTGGTTTCCGCGTGAAAGTCGTTGATGAGCTGGCCGTCGAACTCAGTCTTGGCCAGTGCCAGCACGTTGGACTGATTGCCACGGTCTGCCAGCGCGTAATCGAGAGCGGGATTGTTTGCCAAAGAACACCTCGTTTTGTTGGGATGCGAAAGCGCGGCTCACTGCCGTCGCTGACGCGAGGTGTCCCGCTCCAAGGCCGGGCCTGACGCAGTTGCTCAGGGTGTCCGGCGGCCTCGGGGCTCGCGATGGGAAAAAAGCGACCCGCCTTTTCAGACGGGCCGCCGCGTGGGGGGTGGGAGACTTCTGGATTACACGCCGCCGCCGCCGGGGGTGACGGTCGGAATCGCTGCGGTGGGATCTGCCCACCCGCTCGTGTCGGTGTTCGCCAGGCGCGCGACAAGCATCATCGGATCTCGCTCGTGCTCGTTCTCGTGATCCTGAAGCGCGGTCATCAGTGCGACCTTGGTGGCGAACGCCGGGTATGCGGTCGGGTCGGTGAGGGACTGCTTGGTGGTGATCGTGTCGATAGGCATTGGTGGGTGTCCTTACTTTTTCTGCTGCATCGCCAACATGCGACGCTGCACGTCGGCGTGATAAGCGGGGTCGTGCTTGGGGTTCTTCATGCCGTTGACGGTCGGGGCGTAGCGCGGATCCCTGATCGCCTCGGCGACCTCGAATCGGTCCTTGAACGGCGTCACGCCGCCGTCGCCGGCCGTCGCGCGACCGGGGATGGTTTGCTTGGTCTCTTTGCCCGCCCCGAGCTTGTCGGCGCGGCGCTGCATGAGAAGCTGCACGGCGCTGGCCGCAGCCTCGGGCGAACGATCAAGCTCACGCTGGTAGAGCGCGAGCGTGAACTTGTCGGTGATGATCTTCGGGGCGTCCTTCAAGAGCGTGTCAAGCTGCTCGGCGCCGCCCGCCGTCTCGATGCACTTGCTGCGGATTGCCGTGCGACGCTGACTCGTCAGGACCGCCTCGGCCATCATGCCGCGGGCGATCTGGTTGATGTCGCCCTTGGTCAGGCCGGGACGCACCTTGCGGATGGCCGCGATCTGCGCGTCGTCAAGCTCGTCGTTCTCGGCGAACGTCTTGACCAAGTCGCCGATCTTGAGGCCCGCCTTGTCGACCATCTGCGACGCGCTCATCTCCTCGGGCGTCTCGGCCGAAGGGTCGGGCTCGCCGATCTGGAGCGGAGTCGAATCGGTCGGCGCCGTCGCCTTCTCCTCCGTCGCGTCCGTGGTCGTCTCCTCGACGGCCGGCTCCTGGGTCTGCGGCTCCTGCTTGGCGTCCGGGGCCGTCTCTCCCTGCTGCTTGTCCGGGTTGAACGCACCGTTGCGACCGATGACCGCCGTGTATGCCTTGTGTGCACGCTCGGCGGCCGCACGATCGGGGTACTGCTTCCCCGGGCCGATCAAGTCGCCATCCGGAAGACTCAAGCCGCTGGCCGTCTTCGCCGCGTGCCGCAAGCCCTCCACGAACGCCGCGTCGTCCTTGTACTTCCCAAGGATGAGCGTTTCGGTCGGTGCCGCGCTCGGTGCTGTTGGCTTGGCCTGAGGCCTGGGGCTCTCGTCCTTCACCAGCTTCACCGTCACGACGTCCCGAGAAGGAGTCGCGGGGGTCTGCTGCGTGGTCGCTGCGGACGGCTTGGTCGTTGTCGTCGTCGTTTCTGCCATGGTCGTGATTCACCTTGATTCCCCGAGAGGGGTTGTGGTCATCCCGGCGCGGGCTGTGCGGCCTGCGCCGACTGTTCAGCGATGGTGCCAAGAGCATCGACCGTGCGTTCGCCAGCCTGCATCGCAAGCTGATCTCGCATTGCCTGTTCGCGGATCGCCCGCTTCTCCTCCGACGTGCGAAGGACGCCGGGCTCTGTGACTTGGCGATAGCGCATGAACGTCGCCAGCATGTTGCCGGGGTTGATCTCTTCGATGGCCGCCGGGCCAAGTCGCGCCGCGACCTCTGCGGATTCGAGCAGTGCCGATGCGCGGGTCTGGTTCGCCAGCGCAGGCAAGCCCGTGAGAATCTGCACGCGCGCACCAAGCTCCTTCGGGAGGATCGGGAGTAACCCCTTGACCTCCATCATGTGCGTGATGCGGGCGATGCGCGGGAGCTGCATCTGCGCGGCGATCGACGGGTAGAGCGTGCCGAGCGACGCCTGCACTTCCTGAACCGTGAGCTCGACCTCGCCGCGCGTGGTCCGCTCGCTGTCGCGGATGCTGCCAGCCTGGTTCATGAAGCTCTTGCGGATGCTGTCGGCGACGCGGAGGCAGTTGGCCTCGACCACCTTGAAGTCGGTGACGTTGACCGGGCTGCACCAACCCCAATCCTTCGGCCTGCCGTCAGAACCGCCCCTGCATCGAATCGGAACGCCGGCGGCCTGTTTCAGGTCTTCCTCGGTGACATCGGATTCCTCGTCGATCCAAGGGCGATGGCTGCTGGCTGCGGCCATCCAGTCGAGCATCGACTCGTTGCCACGATCGAGCGTGAACAGGTCGGCCTCGTTGTCCTCGACCAAGCCGCGGCCGTAATGCTCCTCGGCGGGAAGGTTGATGGCGGCTCCGACGTGCGACGGGATCGTCTCCTCGGACGCCTCTCCGAGCTGGCGGCCGTTGATCTCGCTGGTTGCAGCGCCGTGCAGATTGATGCGCAGTGCGCCGATCTGCTGGACCTGGCCGGTGCCTGGGCGCTGAATGAATACCTGGGCACGCTCGAGGCCCGTGCCATCGCGGTGACGTTTGTGGGGGCTGCGCCCGATGCGCTGCGCGTGGTCCGCCATGCGCTGGCCGATGGCGATGTCGTGCACCCCGGCGACAGCGTGGAAGAACGCTGGGCCAACCCGGTGTCCTTTATCGGCCGCACGGCGCTGGAGCGGCTGGGTAATGTCACGCGCGGCCTGGCGTTCGTGGGCCAGGTGGTGGTCACGCTGCTGCGCGCCTCCGTCAGCCTGCGTCGTCTGCGGCCCATTGCCATCGTGCGGCATGTATATGAC